TTACATTACGCCGACTTATGCAATAAAGCTCCTTGGGTTAAACGTGTACACGGAGTTAAAGGCAGTGACCACGCTCATAAGGCAGCAGCTGAACTGTCAGAAACAGACTGGTTTGTTACTGTAGATGCTGACAATATTGTAGATCTTAAATTTTTTGATCTAGATCTTGATATGACTGATCCTAAAATACAAGTCTATGGATGGTGCGGTCGCAACAGTATTAATGGACTACGTTACGGCAACGGCGGACTAAAAATTTGGAAACGAGACTTTGTGCTGAATATGAAAACTCATGAAAATTCAGAAAGTGATCGGGGTCAGGTAGACTTTTGTTGGGAAGACGGATATCGTAACTTTCCTCGAGTATATAGTGAAAGTATAATTACCGGATCGCCATTCCAAGCATGGCGAGCAGGATTCCGCGAAGGTGTTAAAATGACACTGCTTGACGGAGTTCGTGTGCCCGCCCAAGAAATTAAAGAACGCATTTGGTGGCATAATATTCATAGATTGCGTATGTGGTCGACAGTAGGAGCACATGAGGAACACGGGCTCTATGCTGTCTACGGTGCTAGATTAGGAACCTGGCTAGCAAATTGCACTGATTGGAACTATATAGAAGTTAGAGACTTTGAAATTCTTAGAGGCATCTGGAATCAATACGGACGACCCTACGAAGAAGTAAATGGTCAAGGGCTTGAAGAAGAAATTAAATCTCTTGGGGATAAAATAAAATATAGTTTAGGATTAGATTGGCCTTTTTTGACTTCTCAACAGAGCAAATATACCGTAGATCTCTATGATGAGACTATCAGATTAAATGCAACCTATTATCAACAATGTACGATATAATCTTTATCAGCTATCAAGAACCTAATGCGGACGACAATTTTGCCAAGTTAAAAGCAAGATTTCCTCGAGCACAGCGGGTTCACGGAGTCAAAGGCATACATCAAGCACATATCGCCGCTGCAAAAAAATCCTTTACTAAATTGTTTTGGGTAGTTGACGGAGATGCTGAAATTGTTGATACATTTAATTTTGATTATGTAGCAGATGCATGGAGTCAAGAGTGTGTTCATGTATGGCGTAGCATAAATCCAGTTAACGGATTACAATACGGGTACGGCGGAATCAAACTACTTCCCAAACACCTTACACAAAATATGGATCTATCTAAACCTGATATGACTACCAGCATTAGCTCCTTGTTCAAAGCTATGCCAGAAATCAGCAACATTACTGCGTTTAATACAGATCCATTTAATACTTGGAAAAGTGCTTTTAGAGAATGTTGCAAATTAGCAAGTAGAACAATTGACAGACAAGATGATACCGAAACTCAACAGAGATTAGATGCGTGGTGTACACTAAATGAATCGGTTCCGTATGGATTCCATTCTTATATTGGGGCACAGAATGGAAAATACTACGGCGAAAACAATCGAGACAATCCTACAGGGTTAAAACTAATCAATGATTTTGATTGGTTAGAATCTGAGTTTAATAGAATTAAGGAACGATTAAGTGGACGATAAGGTAAGAATACAAAAGTTTATTCCTATCATGAATGAAATTTCGCCTACTTTTTGTATGGCCAAATGGCATCACACGACTATCTATCTTCAAACTGGTGAAACACACAGTTGCTATCATCCTGCTCCTCACAAGATTCCCCTAGATGAAATCGTTATCGATGCTAGTGCTTTACATAATACCAATCAAAAAAAGCACGAACGATTGGCCATGCTTAACGGAGAAAAGCCTAGCGGTTGTAATTACTGTTGGAATATTGAAGCATTGGGCAAAGATTATATTTCAGATCGTAAAGAACGCAATTCTACAATATACACATCAGAACGTTTTCGTCAGATCAAAGACGGAGACTGGGACCAAAATATTAATCCACAGTATATAGAAATTAGCTTTGGAAACGAGTGTAATTTTAAATGCGGTTATTGCCACCCTAAACATTCTAGTAGCTATTATAAAGAAATCAAAGATCATGGTCCATACGATATGGTTAAAAATCATCGCAACGACATTGACTGGTTTCAAATCTACGAAGAAGAAACTAACCCTTATGTAGAAGCATGGTGGCGCTGGTGGCCCGAAGTTCGTAAAACATTAACTATTTTACGCATTACTGGCGGAGAGCCACTTCTGCAACAATCAACTTGGCGGTTATTAGAGGATCTAGAAATTAATCCATTACCTAATCTTGAACTAAACATCAATACAAATTTTGGAGTAAAGCCAATTCTTATTGATCGTCTAGTAGAAAAAATTAATAATTTAATTGCAAAAAATTATATTAAAGATTTTAAGATTTTTACTAGTATAGACACATGGGGTAAGCCTGCGGAGTACATTCGTACAGGTTTAGATTTAACAGTATGGGAACGTAATTTAGATACCTATCTAACTAGAACATCGTTGCCTATTACTTTTATGTGTACTTTTAATATTTTAACAGTGACAAACTTTCAAAGTTTATTAGAAAAAATATTAGAATGGCGTGTTAAGTACAATGGTACAGAGCAAAACAAGTGGCAACGTGTTCGATTTGATACACCGTTCTTAAAAGAACCATTACAGTATGATATGAATTTATTGCCTAAAGAAGAATTTATGCCTTATATGACCAGGCATCTAGACTTCATTCTAGCCAATCTAGACGATAAAAACCGTAGTAAATTCAGTGAGTTAGAGTACGAAAAATTCCTAAGAGTTGTAAAATACATGGAATCTAGTATCTATACCCCAGAAAAGCTGTTAGAAGGCAAACGCGACTTCTTTAATTGGTTTACAGAATACGACCGCAGAAGAGGTACAGATTTTCAAAATACCTTTCCAGATCTTGTAAAGTTTTATAATGACTGTAAACAATAAACCTATTAATTTTAAATTTGAAAAGTTTGATTACAATTATTCAATAACTTTCCAGTGGAATTTATATTCGGGCAATTTTGCTAATTTTATAAATCAAAAAAATTATAGATCCTCACAGGTAGTTGAAAGTCTATTCTGTATAGATCAACGAGGACATAAAAGATTTAACAATTTACACGCAGTAAGCATCGACGCACCAGTGGACCACTATATTATATCCACAGCAGTTTCATTCCACCCCAACGACTGGACTGATAAAACAAATAAGGTTTCTCCTTTTGAATTGTTAAACTTTAAATATCTAAAAGATTTAAAAAGTGGTCGTGCTTTGCTTTTAATAGATCAAAGTGTTGAAGGATATCAAACACAGTGGCTATGGGAGTGGTTTCATAAAAAATGTGAAACTTACAATATTAACCCTAGTGCAATTATATACCTAACTGGTAATCAGCAGTGTGCAGAACAATACGAAGATTGGCATGCTGAATATGCCAAGAATCAATCTAAATTAAAAGTTTTAGCATCAACTTCTTTAAGTTTGTATATCTATCAAACCTATCAGCAAGATCATTTAACTATTTTGTTTGACGATATTTTAGATTACAAGCAAAAAAATTTAAAAAATATCAGTCTTTATGATTGCACAAATCTAAGACCAAGGCCCCAACGTGTGTTAAATTTTCTGCATTTAACTAATGCTAATTTAATTTTAGATGGAATGATCAGCATCGGAGATAAAAAAGATTGGCCTAAGTTTTCCGTTCAAGAATTAAAAAAATATAATTTACCAGCAGATATTGTTAAACAAGCCACTGCACCGTTAGCTATTAATCACAGCAGAATGTCAGACAGCGAATATCATGTTTACATTACTAGAATTCTTAACGATGTTTATCGAGATACTTGGGTTTCTTTAATTACAGAATCTAGTTATTTTGATGATGAACACAGTGTTTTTATCAGCGAAAAAACATTTAAACCTATTGCTTGTATGCAACCGTTTATTATTGTTGGCAGCAAACATACTTTGAAATATCTAAGACAGGTAGGCTATCGAACCTTCGATGGTTTTATAGACGAGTCGTACGACGACTGCAACGACGAAGATAGATTTGCAGCTATAATAAAATCATTAGAAAAAATAAAACAAATAGAAGATAAAATTTCGTGGCTAACATCAATGAAAGAAATTTTAGAACATAATCA